ATGACTTCCGCAACTCATGGTGCGCCGAGCTCCACCTTCAACACCTGCATTGCAGCCGATGAAACGCCCGCCCTCCCCACCAAGGCAGACTTGACTGAAATCACCTCCAGACTCAAACCCCTTGAAGCCGTGCGCTCGCATCATCTTGAGATTGCGTCCTTCAACCTTGAGAACCTGAAGCGGGCACTGAGCCTGTAGACAACCCCTCCCCCGCTTTCGCGAAGAATGTGGCGGCACGACAAAACAAAGAGACAGGCACCATAAGCAGGCCAATGCAAATGCTTGCTCCTCGATGATCGCCACCCCAAGCGACCAACCGAAGAAACCAGCATCACAATCACTAAGTACCTACCGCGAGAAAAGGGCCGCCTGCAAAAAGGCTCCGCGGCATGGCAGATGTCGGCAGACCAAATCGACCTAAGCTGATGCCGAAGATCAGCCCCACCCGTCGACGCGCAACCCTCACAGAGCTTGCCGGCACCAACGCCTGCAGTAAGGCCACCGCCCCACACCCAACCAATGAATTCGGCATCCAGCGCAGACCTCGCATGAACCTGGAGACCCGGGCTTGGCAGCACCGAACAGGACGGATTCGCCAAAACCATGGCAAAGCGCGAGGCGCTTGACGAGACCAAACCCATCCCTCGAGCTTGCCTGGACACTCACCAGAAGACGGACACTATGAAGAAATCGCGAAAACAAAAAGGGGCGACCCTTTCGGATCGCCCCTCTTAGCCCCGCGTGACGCGGGTTCGATTTGGTAGGCACAATTGGACTCGAACCAACGACCCCCACCATGTCAAGGTGACGACTGGTTATCCGTAAGCAATTGAAATACAAGCAAAACATGCCGATTTCGCTGCTTTCGAAACAAGGCGTTCCACGCTATAAGAATCAATAACTTAGCGTTGTATATTCCTACAGTAGTCGGGCACTTGTGGGCCGCTGGCGTTTCAATCAATTCGCTTCCGCCAATTCGACCACTGAACCATCCGTGACCTCCGATTCAAGCTCCAAGTTTTGCCGAGCTTCTAAAACCATCCAAGTACAAATTTCCACCATTGGTCATCTGGGAGCATCTGCATGCAAGTCTCTGGACTAGCCCTTACCTCAGATTGCAACCAGCATTGAAGGTCGACACAAGGAGGGGGCATGTTTGGCTTAATCGTGAAAGGTGAAGTTTGGGCTGAAAACCACAGTACCTTCTCGGTAGGTCGCATCCTTGAGTTCACCGAAGACAGAATCCGGCGCCAGTTCCTCTCCAATGGCCGAATCGATTTTGATCGCCTGTGCAGCATGCCAGTGATTTTCGCCGAGGAGCTTACCCCTAATAAGAAGCAATTTGCCCTGGTTGGACGAGTAACCAAATGGAGACCCGGCCGGAGGGGCGAAATTGTCCTTGACTACTACTTCGACCCCATCTGCCCACCTATCCCTCAGGCTGACCTGACTAGATTGGCTCTCGAGCTGGGTATCCAACTTGACTACCGAGGGACCAACGAACTGACATGGACTCATTGGTCAGTAAAGGATGTGGACATTTTCCGCATACTGTTTTCCGAATCGCGGTCGAGAGCGCGCCTCCCAAAGGTGTTCGACCTTCAAGACACCGGAACTCTCGATGTTGATCAAATTTCAGCAATGATGCCATTTGCCGGCTTCTCTCCGACGTACGCGGCCATCGAAGCAGCGGCTACCACAGTAGGAATGCGGTGCAATAGAGCGGACAACATATGGGAGAACAACGCGATCATTCAGGATATCGTTGACCTGATTGATCGCTCTGCAGTGGTTGTCTGTGATTGCACAGGTCGCAACGCCAATGTTTTCTACGAGCTTGGCATAGCCCATACCTTGGGGAAGGAAGTGATTCTGATCACCCAGAGTGGGGCAGATATTCCCTTTGACGTTGCTCACTTGCGCCATCTGCGCTATCTGAACAACGGAGAAGGGCTTCAGAAACTGACGGCCGACTTAGTAGCCCGCCTTGAATCGCTAAAATGCCCATCGCGCTACTGACACAGCCGCAGCGCGGCAACCAGCTCTCGCTCATAGCCGATCCGCTGCCGGCGTTCAGCCAGCAGCGCCCTCACCTTCACCTCCAGGCTGTCGGCCTTTTGCAGACCTGCGGCAACCCAGGGCGGTACCGCCACCTCTTTCACCTTGCACGGCACCAGCACCGGCACCTCTATGCGCACAATGCGCGGCTCCGGCTCGACGACCGATTGCCCGACGCACCCCGCCAGCGCAACGCACAACCCCAGCACCAGCCACTTCATAGCCCCAGCTCCTTACCAATCACGGTTTCAGCTGCAGCGCACGCATCACCGCCGATGCGCTCCTGCTGTAGCCGATTCGCGGCCTGATAATCCTCTTCAGCCTGCTGCCGGGCGGCCTCCTGCTCTTTCCTGGCAACGGCCTGGCGATCCAGCGCGGCTTGGCGCATTCCAGCCAGGGCCTGGTTCTGCTCTCCCACCTGCACCAGCAGGTTGCCCCGGGTCTCCCGACAGGCGGCCAGCTTCTCGCCGGCTGTCTGCACGGTGTCTTGGGCTGTGGTCAGGTCACCCTGCAGGCTGATCACCCGCAACTGCTGCCCAACACCCACCAAGGCCAGCGCCAGCAGCCAGACCCAGGCGGGCACCAACTGGAGCGGGTTCATGCCAGTACCGCCTTCGCGCGCTCCCAGAGCTGCACCCGCTCAGCCAGGCCATGCACCCCGCCGTTGATCCGGCGGGTTATGGTTTCGAACCGACCGGAATCGGCCAGCTCGTTCAGGCCGTGCTCGGCCCAGAACCAGGCTGCCGACATGGCGGCGCACTGCGGCTGCTCGAGCAACTGCGGAATACCTTCCAGATCCACACCCAGGGCGCGACCGGTCTCCCGGTAGTTGGCGCGGCCGGTGGTCTGGATCAGTCCCCTCCCCCGGTACCGCCAGCCGTCGCCACTGGATTCCGGACCATTGCCCATTCGACCACCGTACACGGCATTGGCGATCGCTTCCGGCTGGCGAGCCAGCGCCAGAGCCCGGGCGTTCGGTTTCCCATCGGTGGCCAAGAACCGGTTCGGCCAGACATTGGCCAAGCCCTGGGCGCTGTAGTTCAGGTTCTCCACCAGTCGCGTGAGCTGGCCGCTTTCGTGCCCGACCTGAGCCAGGAACGCGGCCACCCGGACACGAGAGTCGATCCGGTACCGCGCCAAGGCCTTGTTGAGCTCGGAAACAAAAACGCCCGCGACTTGGCGGGCGTTCGGGAGTATCTGCAGCAGCTGCTGCTCGGTGATCTGCATGCGGTTCTCCAAGAATGACGAAGCCCGCACAGGGCGGGCTTCGGGGTAGTGGCTCAGATCGTAAGCAGCCGCTGGATAACTGGCGGATGCCAGGCTCCATGGTCAAGACGCTTGCGGACATGAGCCGCGTATTTATCGGGGGAGAGATCGGTCTTTCTGGCGTGCCGGCCCCGGTTGCAGAACCGGCAGGCAGCCACGATGTTGTCGCGGCCGACCCCGCCACCATCCTTGTGCGCCACCAGGTGCTCGCCTGTGCATTGCAGGCGAGCGACCTGCTTCATGGTCAGGCCATAACTGGCAGCGAAGTGCTCGGGATTGGCCTGCCACATCGGCACACCGCAGTAAAAGCAGCGACCACCCTGAGCTTTGAAGGCCTGGGCGCGAGGTTTGGTGAGAGGTTTGCGAGCGGGCATGCCGACTCCTCCTGTGAATAGAAGGGAATCCGCATGCCCCAAGGCGGGGTCAAAACGGTACCGACAGGAAATGCTCCTTGCCGGCCAAACGGGCCCGCCCTTATGGACGGGGTTGGCCACAAGGTAGCAAATCTGCTCGATGAATCAATACCGCCTTCTCCGCTGGTTCGGCCTCACTTCAAACCTCGATGTCGTACTGCGGCAGGTTGGGCGCCGGGCCTGTGATCTGGCCGGCCGTGATGAAGGCCCGCAGGCCCGGCTCTACCCCGACGCCCAAGGCGGTGATCTGCACGCCATTGCGCAACTCGACCACGCTGGAGCCGGTGGCGGGGTCGATACTCAGTACCTCCCCCACCACCCGGCTCCCGCCCGGCAGCAGACCGATAAAGCGTTTCCATGGATTGACCGTGGCCATCAGCGGCTCCCGTGGTGGCGTTCAAGCCGCAGGGCCTGGGTGACCTTGGAGGCCCCCACTCCAGTGGCGGAGATCTCGGTGGCGAGGCACAGGCCGCGCCAGGTGTCACCAGGCTCGCGGACCTCGCAGAGCATGGCCGGCTCCACCAGCCCTGGCGCCGAGCCGCCCACCGGGAAGAGCGGGATGGGCAGGCTGACGATCTCCTGATCCCCGCCCTTGCTGATCTCGCAGATCCCGCGCGAGCGCGCCGCATCCGTGGCAGTCACCAGGTCGTCGTAGACATCCGGCGCCGGCTGGTCGCCCGCCGTGCCCGTGCGCCGCACGTCCACCGCCACCCCATGAGTGGTGCCGGAGACGTAGACGCTGTTCCACACCGGCTGCGGCGACCACTCCCCGCCCACCTCGGTGACGATCTCGCCGGGGATGATGCGGTCCATGATCGCGCTGCCCCAGAACCACACCGCCTCGCGGTAGCGCGGCAGCACGGTGAGGGCGTCAGCCTCGCGGGACGGCCGCACGACCGCGCCTACCGCCTCGGCCACCCGCGCGATCACCTGCATGGCCGTCTGATCCTGGTAGCTGAAGGCACCGGCAGGCAGGGTCCAGTCGGGCGGGCCGATGCCGGTGGCGTCCCAGTTCAACGTGAAGCCGGTGAACTGGAGCTGTTCCTCGGCCGCCTGCCTGGCGTTGAGGTTCGCCCCGTTAACCGCGCTCCGCTTCGGCGCGTAGGGCTCGGCCAGCAGCTGGGTACGGCTGGCCCCGGTGATGCTGTAGCGCTCGCCGGGAAACTTCACCTGCCGGCTGTAGCGCTCCACCAGGAACAGCCACTTCCAGCCGTTGATCTCCAGCTCTACTGTCTTCGGCCCGCTGGCATCCGGGCGCACCAGGTTGAGCGAGGTACGGCCGAACAGGTCCGCGCTGAACTTCCAGCTGAAGCTGTCGATATCCAGGCTGGCCTTGATGCTGGTGGCATCCAGCGGGGTGCGCGAGGGCAACACCACCAGGCTGACGCTGTTGGCGATCATGTAAGTCTCCAGAATGTCCGGCTCCACGGGCGGGTCGATGACGATCACCGGCCCGGGGTAGTCGGGGTATGTGATGCCGGTGGGCTTCGGGTCCAGGGGGCGGCCCCAGCCCCAGCGGAAGCGCATCCAGCGCTCCAGCCGGCGGGCCGTGCCGAAGCTGCTGCCCAGGCCGCTGTCCACCGAGCGAGTGGCTATCTCGGCGGCGGCCACCTGGAAGCTGAAGAACACCTCGCCGGCCGAGGGCGGGGCATACAACACGTCGCCAAAGGTAAAGGCCAACGGCTCGCCCGGTGTGTAGAGCGGCAGCACCTGGACGTCCCGGCCGGCGTGCTCGCGGCTCCGGCGGAAGTCCAGACCCAGCCCGCCGTCCGCCGGCCGCCCGGCCTGCCAACCACCACCGGAGCGGGTGTCGAGCTGCAGACCCGCAATCCGCCAGGACAGCACCGGCAGTGCCTGGTCGACCGGGGGCGATTGCTCGAACCCCGACGCCACCCGCGCCTCCACGGCGGCGGCCGTCCCCCAGCGCGCCTGCTGCGCCCGCTCCAGCAGCCGCAAGGGGTTCCAGCCGAACCGCTGGCCAACATCAGCCGGCGCAGCCTGCCCGAAGGAGCCGACCAGGCGCAGATCACAGGCCGGGGGATCGTTCCAGGCAGCCATGGCGGCGCGCTCCAGCTGCTGGCCAGCCCGCCTCCAGGTCAGGCTACTGCCCAGCACCAGGCCCGGCACGCGCGAGTAGGCCCAGCCTCCCGCGCCCAGCTCGAACGGCACTGGCTGGCCCGGCGGCGCATACTCCCCCTCCAGCGCAAAGGGCACCGGCTGGGCGGGTGGGCTGTAGGTCATGAGCTGGTCACCGTCGGAGTGATAGGGCCATGGGCCAACGGCCGGCGATACGGCCGCGCCTCGAACACGGCAGTGCCGACGGCACCCTGGCCATCCGCCCACCAAGCCGGCTGACTGGCGGACGAGGTGCCGGCGGTGAGGCACACGTACACCACCCCGGCAAAGGCACCCGACGGCCGGATCACATCACCCTGGACATAGGCATGGTTCGCCATCCAGGGGTTGCCCCAGTCGTCCAGGGCGACCACCAAGGCCTGCTCGCCCGGCACCGGGTCATTCCAGACCGCCTCTGCCGTCCCATCCGCCGCCGACCGGCCCTGCCAGAGCACCCTTGGTGTATCTCCGACTGGCCAGCTCATCGCCAGCAACTGACGCGCCGCGCCCTCGCCGTCCACCGCAACAGTGCATTGCACGCGCCCCTGCGAGGCACTGACCTCCTGCTCGATGCGCTCCCACACCGGCTGCAGCAAGGCCGCTGCGTAGGGCTCGACGTAGAAGCTGGCCGTACCATTCACCAGGATGCGGAAGCGCGGCGTCTTCCAGGTCCGACGGCGACCCAATGTGGAGGAGGGATAGTCCCCCTTGTACAGGTACGCCACCGAGTCAGGCGTGGAGACCAACAACCGCGAACCGGTCCCGGCCACGAAAGGCTGGGTCACCAATTGCAGCTGCTCGGGCGGAACACCCTGGAAACCCGCCAGCATTTCGGCATGCACGTAGGCCGCTGACGTACCGCCCACCTCGCTGTTTGCCAGCACCCACCGCCGCCCTCGAGCGCCCACGGCGTAGACGGATCGGGCCGTGGCGCCAATCTGGACAACCGGGTCCGTCACACTGCCCGCCGCAATGGTCACGTTGTTGGCGGGCACCGCCGGGTCGATCAGGCGCACCTCGCCATTGGCCCGCACCAAGGCCACCAACAACGCTGAGTTGGTGATGGCGTACACCACATCGGTGAAGGCCGACACCGCACTCTGCTGCGAGGCGTTGGCCGACTGGATCACCCCGCCAACGATTCGCATTGCCGTGGTGTGAACCACACCGAATCCCGGACAAGGTTGCGTCCCTGCCAGCAGGTTGCGGTTGGGCGTGGTGTCATAGCTGGAGCTGTCGATAACCGAGACCACCTCACCACTCGCCCGGTGCGCATGAAGCGCGAACTGACTGGCCGTGACATGCACCACGTCGGTCAGCGACTTCAAGCTGGCGTAGGCCGTCGCATAGGCGGTGTTGATGTTCTTGACCAGTAGAGATCCGTCATAGCGCAGGCCAACCAGATGGTTAGCCGACGCCACCAGGTGAACTACGTCCGTCACAGGCCACCCTGCCGGAGAGCCGTCCTGCTCGGAGCCCCACAGAGTGCTGATCGCGTACCCCCAAAGCCCGCCATCACTGGTCAAGCTCAGATCTGCCAACGGATTCGTCACATCACCGGAATGCAGCCAGCCGAGCTTGACCGCAGCGGGCGTCGGCGCCGACGCCCCCGTCACTCCAGGCCTGGCACAACGCAGCACCCGGCCGGGAAACAGCGGCGAGTACAGCAGCGCATTGCGCGCTACGGCGGTGTTCGCCTGCCAGAGCCCCACGGTTTCCTCGCCCCGCTCATGCAGCAGCAGGGCGCACTCGCCCAACGACTCCAGGTAGTCGACCTGCACCACCCCCTCGGCCGGCACTGTGTAGCGCGCCAGGCGCTGACCGTCCCGGTAGCGGATCAGATCCACCACCTGGCCGGGCAGGCCGGTCACCTGGGTGCGGCGAAACCATTGCATCGCCATCAGTCAGCGTCTCCTCGGATCTGGATCTTGAACTGGTCATCCTCGACCGTGCCCTGCCCGGCCAGTACCGTGCGGCACAGCCAGAGCGGGCCCAGACAGGCGTCGGTGTTGAAGCGCACCGCGTTGCCCGCCGCCCAGCCGCTACCCCAGCCGGCCGCCGCGATGGTGAAGTACGGCACGCTGGTGGCCGGGTTGATCGGCGCGCAGTCCGCCGACGTGGAGCCGGTGGCGATGATCCCCAGCTTCTCCTCGACCACCTGGAAGGCGACGTTGCTGGTGAATACCAGCGCCCACTTTCCGGCGATGCTGCCCTTGTTGGTAACCACGGGCGGGTAGTTCAACTGGTTGTATTGCGCCGTGGTGCTTTCCCCAATCGGCGCATCCGTCCAGTTCGGCATCCCGGCGTTCCAGGTCTTCTGGGTGAACCACCGGTAGAGCCGCCCCTGCAGGTCGCCCCAAGTCACTGCACTGCTGACCAGGGTTTGCCCCGCCGGCAGATCCCACGGCACCGGGCTGTTGATGCCGAGCGCGCCGCTGATCTGTACCTCGGTGCAGACCGTCATGTGTTCGACCCGGTCCTGGATCACCAGCGGCGCCGTCAGCGGGTTGCCCTCGGCATCCTCCAGCACCAGCGGGTTGGCGAAGGTGACCTTGCCCTGCAGCTTGTTCGGCACGTACTGGTCTGGGTTCAGCTCCACCCCGAGGGCGTCGATCACCAGGATCTCCGCCTGGTGGTCCCGCGCCAGGGTCACCACCTGCCCCGCCGTCGGCGTGCCCGCTGCCGTGGCGGCGGTGTGGTGGATCACCAGCACCTCGCCCTCGCGGTAGATCGGTACACGGCCATCCGCCGGCAGACGGACCGGATCGAGGCCGATCAGGTTGGCGTCCAGCGGCAGGCTGGTGTAAAGCACCGCGTTGTAGCGCAGCAGCAGCGGAATCACCGGAATGTCGCTGGCCCCGGTGGTGTCCGCCGGGTTGCTGGTGAACTGCAGCCGCACAATGCCAGTGGTGACGTCCACCGAGCCCTTGATCACCGGGCCGTCGATCAGGCCATTGAGATCCGCCGAGGCCGTGACCACCTGGGCGTTGTCCGCCCGCACGGCAGTGATCTGCAGGCTCGACGGCCGCAGCGGCGCCCCCGGCGTACGGAAGGTCATCGCGTTGACGGTGAAGCCGGCATTGGTGGTCAGGCAGGCCAGCAAGGTGACGCTGGGCGCCGCCCCGGCGGGGTAGCTGTTCAGGGTCGCCGTCCCCCCGGCATAATCCACCGACCCCACCGCGATGCCGGCGTTGGTCTGGGTGGCGATGTTCTTGTAGAGCACGCCGTCCCGGTCCACGTACACCTCGCCGGCCCACTGGAACATCAGCGAGCCCGGAACAATCGGCTCGCCCACGTCCGGCAACAGGTTCAGGGTGATGGCCGGCGCCGGCTGGCTATCGGTCTGCGGTCCATAGCTCAGGCTGTTGGACTGCGCCCGTACGCTGACGGTGCCGCCGAAACCCTCCTGCAGGGTGGTGGCGGTGCTGACCAGGCGTAGCTCATCAAGGCCCCAGGCCCCCTTGCGGGTGCTGTAGACGTGCTCGGTGTAGCTGTAGCTGCCCTTGACCTTGAGGGTGAAGTCCCCGGTGGTGTAGTTCAGCGTGCCATCGAAGCCCACCCAGCCGCCGCCACCATTGTCCGTGGCCTCTTTGGCCAGGGTGATCTGCGAGTCGTACACCGGCAGGCTGTTGCCGGCCTTCTGCACGTCCCAGTTGAGAGCCGGCGCCGACTGCCGCTGGGTCACCCCCCATCCCAGGCGGACGCTGCCCGGTTTCAGCGGCGCACCCGGAATGGTGCCGGATACGATGCCGGCGCCATCGGCGGACAGGTTCAGCGACGTATCGGTCACCGCACCCTGCTGATAAACGTAGGTGATGGCACTGCCGGCGTCTGGGGCCTGGGCCAGCTCCAAGGCCAGCTCACCGCTAGGGTAGGCGATGACGCCGGTCCCGCCCGTGCCGGTCAGGGTGCCGTTGCCCTGGTCAACCAGGGTCTTGTTGGCCCCGGCGACCTTGACCGTCACCGTCAGCGAGCCGGGCAGGATGCCGTCGTGGGGCAGCCGGTGGCGCACCTGGGCCTTGGCGGCAACGGTGCCACCGAAACGCTGGGTCACCTCGGCATCGTTCTGCCCGACGTACTGGAAGATGATCGAGCTGCCGACATCGGGCAACGCCTTCAGGGTCAAGCTCACCCCGCCCGTGGCGAAGTTGATGGTGCCGCTGCCCTCCCCGTCCAACTCGCCGTTGCCCGGATCACGGATCTCCTGCCAGCGACCAAGCGCCATATAGGACACCACCAGGGTGCCCGGCCGCGGTTTGGCCTCGGCCAGGTTCAGAGTGTAGGCGTAACCGCGGTTGCCGAGCTGGATCGGCAACTCGCCGGTCACCACCTGCCCGGTCACCGCGGCGCCCGGCAGGTAGCTCACCGAGGCGTTGCCGGTGTAGGCCGAGCTGGATCGGTAGGCGTTGATCTCGCCGGTCTCGTAGTCGACCTCCAGCTTGGTGAAGCCGTTGCTGCCGGAGATGAAGCGGAAACCGCCCTTACGGTCGTCCTCGAACACTCCGCCGCTGATGGTCAGGGTCAGGCTACCCGGCACCACAGCCAGGCCGATGTAGCTGCGCGACTGGGCGCCAGTCACCGTGGCGAAGGTCAGCCCCAGGTTCAGGGTGGAGCCGCTGGCCAGAATCATCCGGCGCCGGTAGCCACCGAGTTGGTCGATCAGCGGCGTCTCGCGGGTCGCGCTGGGCACCAGGGGCGCGTACACGCTCTGCACCTTCACGGTGAGGTCGCCCTGGCTGATGGCCTCGGCCAGGGGGCTCAGGCCGTAGTAGCGCGCGGCATCCGCCACTTGGGTGGACAGGATCTGGCTCTTCGGGGAGCTGGTCCCCGAGGGGATCACCTGGCCACCGGGGAAGGTGGACAGCAGCGGGGAGCTGATGGACAGGTCCAGCCGGCGGCGAGTCAGGTTCAGGAAGTTGCCGTTGCCGTACTCATAGACGAAGGTCTCCAGCCGCTGCTCCACGCGGGTGATCCGGACGTACTGGCTCTGGATACCGCTGACCAGCTGGTACACCTCACCGATCTCCGGCAGGCGCTGCTCCTCGCGCTGCACACAGGCCAGGGCGCGCTGCCCGGTGAGCTGGTTGCCCAGCAACTCGAAGGACGCCGCTACGGACGGGACCACATAGCTCTCGATGCGGTTGCGGGCGTCCAGGCGCTCGTCGGTCTGGCTGCCGGTGTTGAACAGCACTACCGACACACGCGGGTCGGCCGGCGCCTTGGTGACGATGGCATGAGCGCCCAGGTAGGCGTCGGCGTTGTCGGTCATCACCCCGGCAAAAGCCTTGCGCAGGGCGATACGGCCCAGGGTCCGGTCCAAGCGGCTGATGTCGGGGAACAGGTTGTTCACCTCGCCATCGAGCACGGCCTGGCCGGTGGCACGGCCACCGCCATCGTCCTCATCGGTGAGGCGCTGGCTTTTCAGCAGTTTCACGTCGTCGACGTTGATGGTCATGGAGCACTCCAGCCGGAAATGAAAAGCCCCGCACAGTGGCGAGGCTCAGGTAGGGGTCAGGACTCGGGGTCCGGGGGTAATGGCGGCGCCACGGTAAAGAGGCGCAAGGTCACCTCCATGTCGGCATCCGGCGACGGGTTCACCTCGCGGAAGATCGGCACTGCCTCCAGCGGCGGCTCGCCCTCGGCGCGGCGCCACATGACGTAGAAGGCCCGGCCATCCGGCAGCACCAGGTGCATCACCTTGCTCACCTGATCGCGCAGCACCTCCAACTGGCGAACCACGGACAGCGGGGTCCAGGCTCCGCTATTGCTGCGCAGGGTGATCGGGCGGCCATGGACCTTCACGCCTTCCTGCACCACCAGGTGGCCGGTGATGGTGCGTTCCCGCTCCTGCGCCACGGCATCCCATTCGAACTCATCGGCCCATTCGAGCTGGTCGTCCAGTTCGATGCTGTCGAGCATCATCTAGCGGCTCCTCAGCCCGGCATCCTCGAGGATGCTGAGCAGGTTGGTTTCGTCGGACTCGCTGCCCACCGAGACCTCCACCGACTTGCCACGCGCCGTTTCCAGGCGAATGACCTTGGACGGCGCGGCGGGAGTCAGTGCCGGCGTGGCGGCCTTCACTTCACCGATGCGCTTCTGTTGGGCGGCACGCTCCGACTGGGCAGCCGTCTCCGCTTCGATCTGCCGCAGCAGGCTGAGCGAGCGCTGCAGGTTGGCCACCGCGTTCGGGTCACCCGACTGCCGGGCCTCTTCCATCTGGCTCTCCAGCTCACGACGACGGCCGGCAAAGCGCCGCCGCTCGATGTCCTCCTGGTTGCCCTGCAGCTGGTCCAGCTCGTCCTGCAGGCTGCTGAGGGTCTGCTGGCTGCTTTCCCCCAGCTCCCGCATCCGGTCCTTCGCCGAGTCGATGGCCGACTCCAGGGTGCGCAGGTCGGAGTCGTTGAGCAGACGCACCGAGCTACGGGTCTGCTCGGCCTGCTGGGCGAAGTTACGCGCCGAGATGCTGCCGTCCTCGTACCCCTCCAGCAGCTGCTGCAGCGACTGCTTTTCCGCCAGGTACTGCACCTGCAGGCGCTGGCTGCGCACCAGGGAATCGGTCATGAATCGCCCGAAGCCGCTCAAACCCACAGTGCTGGCCGCCGCCTCCATGCTGTCTAAGGCGTCCTTGGCCCGCTGCAACGACACTGTGGTGGCATCCAGGCCGCTGGTATCCAGCGACAGGTCCACGGTGGTGATGCCCTGCAGCTTGTCGTAGGCTGCCAGGGCCGCCTCGCTGAGCTGGGCCAGGGGCTCGCGCGCCCGGGTCATCACGCCGCCATAGAAATCCTCGACCGCGCTCATGTCCTTCTGGGCTTCAGCAGCTCCCTTGCGGCGGTCCTGCATGGCCTGATCACCCGCGCGGCGCTCCGCTTCCATGCGCAGGCCGGACTCGCGGCGCAACTCCTCGCTGGTCTTGATCGCTTCGCGGTCGCTGGCGTTCTTGGCGTCCTGGCTCTTCTTGCCGGCCTCAACCGCTGACTTCAGTTCCTTCTGCTTGTCGGTGGTCCTCGCCAGCTCTTCGTTGTACTGGCGCGCGGTGATCTCGCCATCGTTGTAGAGTTTGCGCAACGCCGTGCGGATGGCATTGATATCGACATCGGTTCGAGCATTCGTGATGGCCGCCTGCACCGACTGGAGATCGCCGAGCTTTTCTTCGAGGTCAGACACCAAATCGGCGGCGCCGCCGGCGGCCTGTCCCAACTCACGCAGGCGCCCGTTCAGAAGCGCCGTGGCGTTGGTGAAGTCTTCCTGGCTCAGCCGCCCCTCGCGGTACGCCGCCAGCAACGCGTCACGCAACCCTTCAAGCTGCGCTGTTGTCTTGGCGGCGTCGATCAGGTTGACCGCATTGGCCATATCGACGATTGCGGCTTCGCCGGCAGCCGCTGCGTCAACCACGCGCTGCTGGTTGGCCACCAACTGGTCCGCATGGGCCTGGTTGAGCATGCGCTGCTGTTCCAGTTCCGAGCGCACGGCATCGGTCTTCGAAGCTTCTGCATCCGCCTGCCGCTGGGCACTGGCAGCAGCCTGGCCGTCGAGTCCCTGCCAGGCCTTGCCGATCTGCTCGAGGTCGGTCTTGGCCTGAGCGACATAGCCGTCGCTCAGCTCGCCAAGGAAGGTGTAAAGACCCTCTGCCTTGGCCTTCAGCTCATCTCCACCGAAGAAACCGGCGATCTGACCCGAAGCCAACGCGAGGTTGCCGATGGTCAACTGCAGCCCCTTCGCCAAGGTGGCGGCAGTCGACGTGACCAACAGGGAGAAACCGTTCCAGGCGGTGGTCAGGGTGGCCAGCACCACGCGGCCGACCTGTACGGTCTGGTCAATGGCCGGGCCGATGTCCTTCGCGGCCTTCGATGCTTTCTGCACTAGGCCGTCAAAGTCGATCTCACCGACCTTGACGATGTACTCCTGCGCCTTTTCAGCACCGCGGACGAACATATCCGAGAGTGCCTTTGCCAGTCGGTCGAGGCGACCGTCAGCAGCCATCTGCCCGATGGAATCGCCCAACTCCTTCAGCTTGCCCTTGGCGTAGTCCAGCGCGCCGGACTTGGCGATGCGATTGAGGAAGTCGGCCCAGGTGTCGCTGAGGTTGCTGACCAATCCGGTCAGCGTCCCCATGCTGGCGGCCGCCGCACCCTCAGCACTCTTGCCGATCTCGGTGATCAGCGCCTGGATCACGTCCCGGCCCAACTTGCCCTTGGTGGCCAGGTCCTGCAGCTGCGCGGCGTTCTTGCCAGTGACCTTCTCCAGCAGCTGCCAGACCGGCACGCCGCGCTCGACCAACTGCAGGATCTCTTCGGTCTGCAGCTTCTGCTTGGCATAGGCTTGGCCGAGTGCCGACGAGATACCCGTCAGGCGCTCCATGCCGCCTCCCAACTCCTCGTTCTTGTCGACGATGGCCTGCAGGGACCCGCCCATGGGGTCAAGCCCGTAGGACTTGAGCAAGGCGAAGGCGTCGGTGACTTCGGTCACCTCCAGCGGGGTGTTCTTGGCAAAATCCTTGATCCAGGCGACGGCCTGCTCACCGGCGGCGGCCGAGCCCATCAGGGAGGCCAGTTGCTTATCCAGCAGTTCGAACTGGTCACCGGTCTTCAGGAAGGCGGTGATGCCGTCCTTGACGTAGGTCACTCCGGCCCCCAGCCCCTGCAGCGCCTTGTCGACCAGGTAGATGCCGATCAGCCACTTGCCGAACTGCACCGCAGCCTCGGTGACTCCCGTTTTCACTGCTTCCAAACGAGAGGCATGCTCGCCCGCGCCCTGGGCCGCGGCAGCCTGTACCCGCTGCAGCTCCCTGAGTTGCTGGTTGTTGTCACTGATGGCCGCCTTGGTTTTCTCGATTTCGGCGGCGAGACGCTGCTCTTCCTCGGCCAACTTGCCGGTGTCGATGCCGGCAGCTTTGGCGGCCTGCTCCTGCTCGGCCAGCTGGACTTTCAGCCGATCCAGGCCCCGATTGAGCCGGGAGGACTCGCGCTCGGCCTCCTTCAGCGACTGGGCCAGGCCGACGCTATCGGGGTTCTTGTCCAGAGCATCGCGCAGGTCGACGATGGAGCCGTTGATGCGGCCGATGGTGGCCTCGGTCTGCTCGACAGCGCGCTTTGTACTGCCCAGGCCATTAACCAGACCACGGGCATCCTTGGCGGCATCCAGGGTCTGGTTGAGCTCCTCGGTCGCGGACTTGAGGTTCTCCACCGCCTCGGCGGATTGGTTGGCAGCCGGCGACAGCTCGTCCCGGCCGCGCAAGATGAACTGGATCAGGCGCTCTTTAATGCTGGCCATAGCTTTCCTCGGGGCAACAAAAAACCCGCCGAAGCGGGTTTTCTCGAATGACTAATCAGTTAATCGACAGGGTGACTTACGCTCTCGATCTGCTGCTTCACGGCAATCGGGTCATCAACATTGCGGATAACCACATCACTGTTTCCGCGCCCGGTGACCTTCACACTCCCGAAGCCGAAGATGCGGCCCAAGACACCCTGCTCCAACTCCACGGTCTCGATGGACCGGAGCTTCATCTCTTCAGTTTTTCGACTGATGATTCCGCGCTTCACTATGACCCTTTTGTTGGTCACGCCCTGCTCCAGGGAGCGCAGTGATAGCCAGACATAGATGGCAACTGGAGCCAGCAGCCCGCCCGTTAGCAGGGCACCGAGGATCCAAAGCCACAGCGTGACCCAGGACATCCAGTGGAGACGAAATACCGCATGTACCACTTCGCCGGTCGACAGCGAGGCCTTGATGTAGGCGGGCACTTTATCCACGACCGATTGCACATCTGATAGCGCTGCAGGCATGGCAGGTGCGGCAGGAGCCTCCTCCCGCAACTTATTCCTGAGGCTCAGTTGCAGGGCCTTCTCATAGAAGGCGCCGCAATCAGGACAACGCAAGGGATCGCCAAAACTAGCGGCAGGCGCTTCATGGTTACAACTTGGACATTGCATAGATTCCCTCCCCAGTTTTGATGGGGAGGGAATCTAACCCGCCACTATCGCGAATTGCCAGCCATTCAATCAGGCCGCCTTGTCGAGCAGGGTCATCTCACAGAACTTGGAGATGTCGGTGGCCACCACCAGCGGGTCGGCCAGCAGTTCCACGGGGCCATCCAGCTTGACGTAGTCCTGCCCCAGCACCGGGAATTCCTGCAGCATGCCGAACTTGGCGCGGCGCACGCGCAGGCTGTACGGCTCACCCGACTGGGCATCGTTCAGGCCGGCGATGAACAACTCCATCTCGACCTGGGAGCCGTTGAGCATCTGCACCGCGCTGGCCTTCAGCTTGGTGTAGGTGGCCTTGATACCGGCGGAGGTGATTGCACTGCTGCCGGTGACGATCACGCCGTGCGGCGTCAGCAGGTAGTCAGTACCGGCCACGAGCGCCGTGTCGGAAGCAGTCTTCACGGTCACTGCCACACTGAGATCCGGCAGGTGCTTGAACGGGATCAGCTCGCCCTCGATGGCCTCGCAGGCCAGGGCCTCGTCAGTGACGGTGCCGGCGGCAATCGCCTTGATGGTGGAGCGGGTCACCCGGGCGATGTTGGTCGGGGTCAGGTCGTACATGCCGATGGCGCCAGTGACGTCAGTCGGACGCTCGCGGACGTTGCGGTTACCACCACCACCCATGAAGTTGGCCAGGGTCTTGCGGTCGGTGGCAAAACGGAGGTTGAAGGCATCGCAGTTGCCGAAAGGCAACAGGGCATCCTGGCTCTGGTACTGGCGGCCATAGATGATGCCCTCGCCGATGAAGGAGCGGTCAATCAGGGACATGGAGAGTTCCTCGAATGGTCAGGGGGGATCAGGTGGACTTGGGCGCGTCGGCATCCACCGCGGCGCCGGCCTTGGGCTTGGCTTCGGACTCCGGGTCGATGAAACCCTTGGCGCGGCCATGGGCCACGGCCTGGGGGCTGATGGCCTTGTCGGAGCAGGACGTGCTTATCGGCCATTCCCCCTTCTTGAAGTGGAAGGTGTCCGCGCCCTGGCGGTAGTTGAAGGGTTCCTTGACGGTCACTTTCTGGGTCATCACGACCTCCAATGAAAAAGCCGCCCGGAGGCGGCCTGGTGTGGTTGGTGTTGGGGTCAGAGCGGCTGGGTGTAAGTGATTTCCAGCGGGATCACCCGGGAGGCAAAACGCCGCCCGTCTCGTGGGTACAGCGGGGTCTCCGCCGGCCAGGAAACGGTCACAACGCCGGGCACCGTCAAGCCAGCCTTCACCCCTTTCAGTGCCCGCTTGATATCCAAACGGGCCTTGCGCAGCAAAGGCATGTAGTTGCGCCGCTTAGTTGTCGGGACAATGCTCAGGCTGAGCTTCTCTTTGCAACTGGCCGTGCCGGTCCGCTCCCCCTCCTCCGTGGCGGTCTCCTGCAGGATGATCAGGTCATCCGGCAGGCTATCGTCTTCGGAGTCGAATACCCCCAGCACGCTGTCCTCGACGACCTCAGCGCCGAAGCTTGGGACACCAGCCAGCAGAATCTTCAGCTGTTCGATGATTTCGGACTGGCGATCGGGAGAGTCACTCATTCGGGCACCACATAGAAGGTGATCAGGTGGCCGTCATCCCCGTGGATGCCGTCGATGTGCCAGGTCTGGCCCTCCATGCGGAATGCCCCCTTGCGGTCGAAAGGCTGGAGGAGACGCTTCTGGACTTCGTGGGTTCGGACGAGCTCGACAGCATCGAGCCGGTCCGAACGCTGGACACCAAGCTCGACGATCACCGGCAAGCCTTCAGCCAACACCTCTCCCGTCCGGGAGAGGTAGTCAGCAGCGCCATCGTTGAGGGTGTCCATGACGGCGTCGTCGAGATCGACGATCAGATCACTGAAGCCCGCCATGATCAGCGGGTCAGCTTGATGCTGCTGCGCGGACGGGTGCAGATGTGCAGCGGGTTGGACTGCGCCTCACCGGACACACCCTTGTCGTACTTCATGCGTTCCAGCTTGCCGTAGTACGGGACGCCCAGGGTGTTGACGGTTTCCATGTAGTTCGCCGGGGCGAACACGGTCTTGAACAGGTCCGGCACACCTTCCGCCACCAGGTAGGCCTCGTCGTCGCCGACGAAGGGAACACCAGCGATCTTGCCGCGGTAGCGAATCCAGAGGATGCCCCCGAACTCAAAAGCCTGGCGGCGATCGCCACGCAGGGCGGCGGCAGCTTCGTGGTTCAGGTAGGTCTCGCGCACCGAGTCATCGGCAATCAGGTCCGCCCAGAAGTTCTTGCCACACCAGGCGATCGAGCCGGTACCGGTGGCGTTGCCCAGCGCGTCTTCCTGCATGTCCAGCGCTTCGCCAGCACGCACGCTGACATCCACCGAGCCGAAGTCCATCTTCAGCTTCTGCTGCTTGATGCCGAAGGTCTGGAACAGGTCAACCAGGACGCTGCCATCCTTGTCCAGGACCTGGCCCTTGATGGCGCCGATACGCTGGTACTCGTGGGTCAGGTCGAGTTGGCCGCGGACCTTGTTCAGGCGGGCATTGACCACGTCCTGCACTCCCTGGAGTTCGGTGCGGCTACCGAAGGCACGAATGCCCTGGATCTCGTCCGCCATGATGGTGAACTCCTGCGGCAGGTGCACGCAGTTGAACGGGATCATCTGGCGCTTGCTGCCGATCACCACCTGACCGGGGGCGCCACGGGGAGCAGCGGCAACCAGCTCGAGGACGTCACCGTCCTTCTCGATCTGCTGGGTAACGGTGGTGCTGCCCTCTTCAGTGAAGAGGCCGGATGCGGCGATCTGCCCGGGAATCGGGTGCTCCTCGTTGATGGTCGCCAGCAGCGACTGAACGCTGAACGCATCGTCTTCGAAAATGGAAATCTCAGCCATGATGGCCTCCTGAATGAGAGAGCCCCGCACTGGGCGGGGCTCGAAAGGGATGACGGGAAGTTGCGGGGTCAGGGACGAATGACGATGCCCAGCGCGCTCAGGTCGGCTCGTCCGGCGGCATCCAGACCGGTAAGCAGGCGCTCGATGACCTCAGCGTCTCGAACCACCGCAGCGGCCTTGACGTCGTTGGTGGTGGCATCGATCGGGGCCCAGAGGATGCCGGCGGCGGCGCGGCGACCATCGTCGGAGCCGTCATCGTCGTAGGCAGTCCACTCGCCCAAATTCGCGTTCACGGCGATGGTGAACACATCGTCGACGGTGAAGTCCGTGGCACCGTCGGCCAGCGTGAAACTCAGGCCGCCAGCGCTGAATGCCACGCCGACGGTGCCCGTTCCCACCTCGCCGCCAAGCGGGTCTTCCAGGACGAACTTGCCACCGTTGGCGGCGGCCTCGGTGATGGTCAGCACATAGGTGCCGGTGATGGCCGAGCTGGACACGGTAATGCTGCCCATGGCGCCGTTGCCAGTGTTGCCGGCATCAGCCGTCGCCACGGCGGCGTTGGCTGCGGTCAGCAGTGCGATCAGCGTGCCTGCCTTCAGAATGCCGGAGCCGGCCGCAATCACGACCATTTCGCGGCTGCGGGAACCGCTGGCCTCCGAAAGGAGGAATTCTCCGGCATGCACGCCTTCGGTTTTAATGCTCATCGTTGCGCTCCTTTCGAGGCTTGAGGTTTACGGCTGGCGTAGATGGCGCCAGGGTCTACTGCTTTCACTCCGCTCGGAGGCAGATCGTCTTCCGGCGGCGGGGTATTGATGATTTCGCCGAAGCCGTTGCCGACCAGCTTGTCGAAAAGCCGGGCACGTACAGCCTCGACACCCAGGCCATCCTTCACGAAGCCGGGGGCCAGCTCGGGCAGGCGCGCGCTGATGCACAGGTCTCGCACCGCCTTGGCGCCCTGGATAGCCGCTTTCACGCTGGCTTCGTCTTTCAGGGTTCCGGTACCGGTCAATGCTTCGACGAGATTGCTGATTCCGGCCTCCGCGCAGTCGCGCACGATCTGCGCGGCCAACTCGGCTGCAGAGGCCTGCGGCGTGGGAGTTGGTGGATCCTGCGGCGACGGCTCCTGAGGTTCAGGGTCCGTGGGTGGGTCTTCAGGCTGCTGCTCGAGCTGCGCCAGCAAGTCTTCAGGCGCATTGCGATATCGACGCAGCGCGCCGCCATCCCCGACCATGGCCTTCACGGTGACGCCGTCGATCACCTCGTCACAAAGCCCCAGATTCTTGGCTTCGCTGGCCGTCAGCCAGGTCTCGTCCTTGATCATCTCCCGGAGTTCGGCATCGTCGATGTCTGGCGCCTTGCGCTTGTAGGACGCGACGATCGCCTCCAGGGTCTGGTCAAGGGCATCCGCCACCTTGCGGAAATCCTCTGCGTCACCAGAGGCCCAGGTCCACGGGTTGTGGATCATGAGCATTGCGTTGGAAGCCATGACCAGCCGGTGAGCGCCGCAGGCTGCCACGCTGGCGGCGCTCGCGGCGAGAGCATCCACGCGAGCAGTACAGCGTTCGCCCAGGCGATTGAGCACGTTGTGGATGGCCAATCCGTCGAACAGATCGCCGCCGATGGAGTTGAACGCCACCACGATCGGGGATGTGCCGTCGTCGACGGCTTTCAGGTCTTGAATGAACTGGTTGGCCGTCACGCCCCAGGCGCCAATTTCCCCATAGATGTAGACCTCAATGACCTGCTCAGACTCGCCTTCGGCGGCCGCCTTGATGCTGTACCAGTTCTTGTCCTGAGGGGCCTGTACGGAGGGGAACTTGTTGAAGACGCGCAGGCCGAGTGCGTCGGCCTGCGCCTTGAGCATGGCAATCTGAATCATGGGGTGGGTTCCTCTTCATCGGACTCGGAACCAGCTGAGCCCGTGGTGTAGTTGAGCCCGAACTGCTTCGCCCGGGCTTGGTCAGCGGCGTTCTCTTCGTCGATGGTCTCGGCGTCGTACCCCTTGCGAAGCACGACCTCGCTCCGCGATACCAGGCCGCCATTGATCTCCAGGAGCTTGCCTTGGACGTCCTGAACCGGATGGATGTAGTCCCAGCCCTGCGGTACCCAGCGGGTGCGGAGATACTCCCGGCGGCGACCGATGTAGTCCGGCAGATCCACCACGCCGGCCAGGAAGGCCATGTCCATCCAGGCGGCCCGAACCGGTCGACAGAACTGATGGACATAGACGCTGAACTGAAGCTGCTCGAGCCGCCGGCGGAACTCATTGAGTACCACCCGGATGACCCGGTCATTCACGTTCCGCAGGTCGCCCGTCATGAGCTCATAAGGAACGCCAGCACCGACTGCGGAAGCTTGCAACTGCTGCCGCATGAAGTCTGGGTAGCTGCTGCCGGCATCCGGCGGCTTGGAGAACTCGATCTGTTCGCCCGGCAACAGTTCCTGCATGGTGCCGGGCTCCAGCCCAACCATCGGCGTGAACCCATCGCGATCCATTTGAGCAGCACCGCCGTTCACGGGATCCAGCGGCGGCGGCCCGTCATTCGCCGGACGAGTGATGAAGCCGGCGAAGAGGTTGGCAACTTCCTGGCGGAACAGCACCGCATCATCGAAGTTGTCCAGCGACTTCAGACGCAGCAGCACCCGGGTCAAGCGCGGGATGCCGCGAAGCTGGCCAGCCTCCAGCGGCTCGAAAATGTGCAGCACCTCGCTGGCGGGCACTCGGACCAACTGGTTGTAGCCGGCGAGACTCAGGGAGCTGTCCCCGGGATGCCGCCGGTGCATCCAGTACGCCACGCGCTTGCCGATAGCATTGAACTCGATGCCAGCCCGGATCAGGTTGCCATTGCGGGCAATCTCGTTCTTCTCGATAGGCACGAACTCGGCAGGCAGCAGCTGCAGTTGCAGCGGCACCACCAGGCCATCTTCAGGACGGCGCGGACGGAGCCGCACGAAGCATTCGCCGCTCTCCTCGACCATCCGGGCAATCAACGCCTGCTGGCCGTAGAAATCAGTGCGCTCATCAGCGTCGGACTCATCCGTCCAATCTGCCCAAAGCTCCAGCAGCAATCGCCGTAGAGCTTTGTCCTGGATGGTGGGCATCGGGGTGATGCCCGTACCGATCAGGTTGCTGACGCGCGTATCAATGGCGCCGCCCGCATACGGGTCGTTTCGCACCGCCGCGCGTGAGCGCTTCCGAAGGAGCGGTAGCGCCGGCAGAGCCAGCGTGTTGATCGAACCCGGCTGGGCATCCCAGTTGGAGGCCCGGCGGCCGGTACCCGCCCCGTCGTAGCTGTTCTTGATGCGATCGGGCAGGAGGAATCCGGCTCGGGTAAGGTGTGGATACCCGGCCATTAGCAGGTCCCCTTCCCGGCGTGGTAGAGCCGGATCGAGCGCGAGCGCTGGCCCGAGTTCATGGCCTCCTGGTTCACATCTGCGACGTACTGCGATTCCAGCATCCGCAGACTGGCGAGCTGAGCGCGCTCCAGCTTCCGGCCGTCCTTGGTGACCGCCTGGCCCTTGGTGAGGATGTCGTGGATGGCCGAGCGCACGTCTGCCAACCGTTGCTGTGCCTCGGTCATATTGGCCTCACTATTTATCGTCGTTGCTTCAGGTAGCCGCTGCGAGAACTGCGGCGGGGCGGTGGTGAAGCCGGCGGAGCCGACTCCTGAGTGGGGGCATCAAGCAGCAGGCCGAAGCTCTGCTGGGCAACACGCAGCATGGCGAGGGCGCCAACCACGCAGTCCAGGGCTTCGTTACGGCGCCCCTTGGCGTCCCAACGGGAGACCCACTTGCCCTTCTCGAACTTGCGTACCTTGGTCTCAGCAGTGAGTTGCTTCAGTTCGGTCTCGTCGCAAATCAAGTCATTGGCAGGCAGGTGCATCACGCCCGGCAGCACCGCGCCCGGCTGGGGTTGAAGCTTCAGCCGGCTGTAGATCAGTTCCTTGGCGTTGTCGGTACCGATCATCGTCAGGTAAACGCCGGCCTTGTTCTTGTTCCGGGGGAACTCGGCGACCGGTTTCCCGTAGATGTTGTGTCCCTTGGTGGGGATTACCCAGTGCAGGCCGTGCTTCTTGCTTTCGGCGTACACCTCGTCGGTGTAGTGGCCACCGGAGTCCCAGCCCCAGAGGGCAACGCGCATGACCACGCCATCTTCCCGGGTGTACTGCTGGTGCAGCCTCAAGCCCACCTTGCGCCGGAGTTCTTCGCTGGCGGGGTCACCGGTCAGAATCCAACGATCAACCAACCACGCCTCCTCCCCCGCCGCCCAGGCCCAGACGCGCGCCTCGTATCGATCATCCTGGGTATCAATGAAGCCAGTCAGCGCCACCACGCGACCAGGAAGCCACTGCCACAACTCTCGACGAGCAAACAGGTGTTCCCATTCGAGCTTCTCGCCCTCGTCGCCCTCCCACACCTCGCCGAGCGTGGTGTTGATGAAGGTGATCAGCTTTTCGCGATCGCCCTTCACCTTCAGCCAGTCGCTGGCCATATCGAGCCAGGTGGTGAAGGTGCTGTACGCGGTCCAGATGTGGAAGGTTACGGAGCGCGGCGCCCGGGAGTGCTCGCCGTCCGGCTTGAACCACTCCATGGAGTCGCGAGTCCAGAGCCCCGTGCGCTCGCAGATCCAGCGGCCATCGTTTGCCGCTTCGACCATCTCGTGGTACTGGACCTCGCACCCGGAGTGTTCGCACACGTACCAGGCCCGCTCGGCTTCACCGAGAGCGTTCTTCTCGTACTTGATGCCGTAGTTGCAGTCCTTGCCCCCCCACTTCAGGAACTGCTCCTTGCCACAGCAGGGACAGGGAATGTGGAAGCGCAGGAAGTACGGCGATTCCTCGCCCGCCTTGGTGACCTGACAGTCTCCTGCCACCCCGGGCGTCGAGCCACGGATCGACTTCTTGAAAGTCGCACCCTCGAGGCGCTTATCACCGAGGAAGGTCGGCGAGCCTTCGCCTTCGATGTCAGCGTCGAACTTCGACAGTTCGTCGTAGATGACCTCGTCGGGCGACTTCTCCCGGTAGTTTCGCGACGCCTTGCCGCCCAGGCACCAGAGCATCTTCTGGTTGGCAAAGCGCTTCGCCGTCAGTGAGCTGTCGCGGTGCTTCTTGCCGTACCAAGGGGCCAGGGCCAGCAGGGCCGGCACATCGCGAATGAAGGGCTCGACATGCCGCTTCATCAGCTCTTCGGCGTCAGGCTCCGTCGGGCAATAGCTCAGCACGTTGCGCTTCTTGTGCTGGAGCTTGTAGCCGATGTTCGCCATCAGCATCTTGGTGTAGCCGACCCGCGCCGACTTGATCACGTTCACTTCACGGATCAGGTCATTGCCCATCGCATTCAGGATGGCAACCTGAAACGGCGCGGTGACCCATTTTCCCTCCTGGTAGGAGGACTCGGACGACAGGTAGAAATGGTTGTCGGCCCACTCGACCGCGGTTAGCGGCGGTTCGCGATAGAGCGCCTGCAGCCCGAGACGAACCTGTTTCTGCAGGTCACTCAGCCAAGGACTCGACGTATTCATCCAACATTCCCGGTAGGAGGTCGCCCAGGTCGGACGCAGTGTTCCGCGCCAGGGCGATCTCTCGCTGCAGCGACTCGACGTGTCGCACGTCGAGGTCCGGGTGCTTGCGGCGCAACTTCAGCGGCACCGTGTCGAGAATGGAACCAATCTGTGCAGCGAGTCGGCCCAAGGCGAAGACGGCAAATCCGACCGGAACCAACTGCCGGTCGGCCACTTGGTTCTTCTTCTCCTGAGCATCGGCCTGAGCCGCGGTGAGACGCAGGCGCTCCTGCGTCAGCTTGTGTTCAGCCAGCGGATCGATGCCTTCGGGAAGATCCCCCTCGGGTTGGTGTTTCCGCTCCGCCTGGGCCAGTCGGTTCTCAAGGATCGACCGGACGTCGTAGAAGGCCTCTCGACCAATCCGGGCGACAGGCTCAACGCCCCATTTATCAAAGGCCTGAGTGCTGATGCCGAGGCTCGCCGCCATCCGACTCTTGTTGAGCCAATGGGGCTGCCGAGTGATGTTTGATCCGCTCATAACAACACAACAACCAACCCCTGAATTTGGGTCATACATAGTGGTTCGGCGGGGCTCGAATTACCCTCAGCCCTTCCGACTCCCTAGGGGCCCCTGGGGTCGTGTGGCACGTCACTGCCGCCAGACCGGAGGGCCATCCCCCCTGGCGCAGACCGCGGGAGGGCCAGCGTCGCGCGCGGGGTCAGCGGCGGCGTCCGAAGTTCGAAGGCGTCCGCCCGGCGAGCGCCTCGAGGATGGCCTTGTCGATGTTCGCCTCGAGCTGCGCATCGTTCTCGGCGATCCGCCTCACCACGTCATGGAACCGATAGCGCTCGCGGTAGTGCGGCTGGCGAGTGAAGGCAATGACAACCTGCATCGTTTTCCCCCTCCTCTCCCCAATGCCAATCGGGGTCTTGCCGCGCTTAACGACGAAGAACGCTGTGGCGTGGCCCTTGCGCAGGGACCGCAAACTCTCGGTCGCGTTGTGATCAGAGCCGGCCATACCGAAGGCCTTGAGGCCAGAAAGGATCTGCATCATGTACTGCCGGCTGATGTTGCCGTGGGAGTCCAGCTTGGCCCATTGGGTGGGCCTGATGAACTTGCCAGCCGGCAGCACCCCGATCTCGCGCAACAGTTTCTCGGACCCTTTGTTTAGGCGCTGGCCGCCGTAGACCTGTGCACCGAACCAGTCGTCGAAGTCACGGGCCTTGCCCACCTCACCATCTTTGACGGTCACGACAGACTCTGGATTCTTCGGCGTCGCATTGATGATGCGGGTCGAGTTCAACACCCAGGGCGTCGGGTCCTTGAAGACCTCTTCCATAGTGGTGCGAAGCGCCTGCCGGGCCTGGTTGGCGGTATGGTTGAGCGCATCCGCGAGGGCTCGCTGGGCGAGCTCGGGCCTCAGCTTCTGCAACGACGCGAGCGCGTCATCCAGATCACCGGCCGAAATGGACAGCCTCATCGCCAGCCCTCAAAGCCCGGTGGTGTCGCGGACCTCCTTCACCATGTCGGGAAGGGAAGTATCGCGACGCCGCTCGGCATAGACGAACCAGGCCCGCACCACCACCCAGGCTGGAAGTCCGCAGCTGAAATGGAGGCTGGCCAGGGCGAGCTGGCCGTAGTAGTCACCGGCCCAGGCATGCAGCCCGTAGAGCTGGACCACGGCAGCGCCACCACCAATGGAGATGACAACAGTGGAGATCAGGGCGGCAGCCCACTCCCGTGTGCTGCGCGGGCGAGCCAGGATCATCACGATGGCGACAGCGAGCGGCACGCCGAAAATCAGGCCCAGCAGCTTGGACAGGGCAAAGCCGCCAGCGGCAGTGGTGGCCGGCTCGGTCATAGGGTGAATCCTCAAGGGGCACCTCCGGAGCTGAGGCCAGCCCTGGCAATGCAGGAAGAAGATGCCGGCACAGCCGCCGACAATGGGACCGTTCCGAGAGGGACGGCTGGTACTTAAACAAAAACGCTTCGGTGTAAGGCCTGGGCTAAATTAGCCTGCAGAGCCATTGCCACTAGTAGTCGCCGATCCCACATTGCATCGCTATCTGAATGCCCAGGAACGGATAGGCCTGGATGATTTCTCGGAAGCTGGCACTGGAGAATTCCCGCTCGTGGAGTCCAGGTATGGCGCTGCTACCAACGTCGGCCACACACTGGCACTGTTGCTCGGTATAGGTTCCAGCGTACTGCTGAGCACACCCAATGACATATGGAGATCTGGCCCTGACAGCTTGGGCGGCAGAGACCACTTCGACGATGTTGTCGGCCAACTGGCTCGCCCACTGACCGCAACCCAACTTCCCCGCGACCTCGCCTCCAGCCCCGTAAGCGGCCACATTAGTCATCTGGTCACTCATCTGCTCACCGAGGCCGCCACTGCGACTTCCTCCCGTAGCGATCACAAGAGATGCGGAGGTCAGAAACGGCGCCAAATGCGAGCGTGATTCCATGCTTTCGGGAAAGCCGCAGTTATCAATCAGTGACTGGGACATTCCTGCAATGAACATTTGCTCATCCTGCGAAAACTCCCTGCTGCACTTCGACAGCACGGCGTGGAGTGCAGGTGCGTACCTGTGCTGCCGGTACTCGGCAGGAACTTCTCCGCATGGTTGGGCACTGGCTTGCCCAAAGAAGATGATGGCGGCGCAAGCCAATGTGGCTTGAAGGAATCTGCTCATGGTTCAGGCCCCCGTGATGGGTCGACTAGCGCTTCCTGAGTGCCGGGGAACAGCGACCACAAACATCCCAAATGCCGCACAAATCGCAGGATGGACGATTCGAGTCTAGTCAAACTTCTGCGCATCCGACGCCGCTAGGCCACTACGCGCGAACTGGGTGCTGGAACGAGAAAGCCCGGCTCAATGGCCGGGCTTTCTATCTGCTGCGAGTCGCCGAAGCGGCAAAACCGCAAGTTGCCTGGAACTGTAGGGCGTCAGATTATCACTGTCAATATGTCCAGCCTGGATATTTATTCAGGCCGCCATCTTGCTGTGCATCAGGAAGCAGGCGGTGATCGCCGACAGCCCCGCGCGAACCAGCATCCGCGCATCCGCGTAGCTCTTCCCCATCTGCTCCCCAACCTCGCGATAGGTCAGGCCGTGGACGAAATAGAGGGTCATGCTCTGCACAGCCTCCGGGTCATCCTTCACCAAGCCAGAGAGGAACGAGTCCACTTGCAGCGCCCGGTCATCACTGATGATCGGCGCCGGTGCGCCCATCCGCTTCTCGTTGGCGGGATTGCGCATCATCAGTGCGAGCAAAGGCGAAGAGCAGCGAGGCGTGCCGTTGTCGCGCCAAACCCACAGTCCGTACTGCTCCATCAGGAACTCAGTCGCTTTAATCTTCATGGCGTCCCCCTCAATCCCCAGTCATGTTGCCGCCGCCTACCCCGCGACGGTTACTGCGTCCCACGTAGTCATCGCCCGGGCCGCTCAGTGGCCAGAGCCCGGCCTTCTCCAGCGCCGCGTGCATCATCCGGCGCTCATTGCCCGAGCGAGCTAGCCGGAGGCGGAGCTGCTGAACCAGCACCGGATACTCCAACGGCTTGCCATCGGGAGTGACGAACCCGCCGCCATTGCAGCCGGCGCACTCCATCCGATGGAAAATCCCCTGGATGCGCCCCCTGCCCTGACAGATCTCGCAGCGCTCCAGCTTCAGCATGGCCACCATCAGCGAGCGCCCTGCTGCCCATAGCTCGACAGAGTCACCCGCACCGCGCCCATCGGGTAAACCTCAGTGCTCAGCTGCACCTGGCTGACGAACACGCTGTCGTCGATACGCAGGGCGTCGGCCAACCCATCGCGACCAGCCTTGAACGCGGCCAGTAGGTTGTCGTCATCACGGCGCTGGCGATTCGGTGGCAGGAACTCCAGCGACAGCAGAATGCGACCAGCCGGCGTCGAGAGCCCCGCCTTCTTCGCCAGCAGGAAGCACTGCATGCGGTAGCTCTTCGCCGCGCGGCTACGCTTCGACCAGTGGCCCCTGGCATTCGGACTGAGCGCCCTGGGCGGCCACGGCAGCAACACGCTTTGCCCCATTTCCCCGTCCATTTCATCTACCTCCCTTAGAAATTTGAAATTCGCCCGCAAGCCGCGCTGCACTAGGCGCTGACCGGATTCGCGGAAGACACGGTTTCGCCACTTTTCAGCAGGTGCGCATCGACAAAACCACGCTCGTCCAGCCACCCGTGCCACTTCTCCAGGGCCTCGCGGCGCAGGTCGGAAACGGTGGTCTTGATGTAGGTGCCAGCCAGCTTGCCCATGGAGTGGTTGAGCAGCAGTTCGCCTACCAGGTAGTCGATGCCGATCTCGGCCCACACGGTGCGGGCCAGCTTGCGCAGGTCGTGGCTCTTCCATTGGCGCTGGCTGATCTCGCGGAACAGGGAGAACGCCTGATTGGCCGAAAGAGGCTGGCCGCCCTGTCCGGCGAACAGCCAAGGACTGCCATGCCGGGCCGGGTGCTGCAGTTGGCGGTAGCGATCGAGCAGCGCGACCGCCTGGGCAGTCAGCGGCACCACCAGCTCCTGGTCAGTCTTGGTGTTCTGCGCCGGGATGATCCACACCCGCTCACTCAGGCTGATGTGCTGCCAGCGCGCCTGGCAGGTCTCACCGATGCGGGTACCGTGGGCCAGCATCATCAGCGCCAACATCCCACCCACCGGCTGACGCTCGAAGGCGGCACACAGGGATTCCATCAACGCCGGCACGTCAACGGGAAGCAGGCCGGCCGGACGCGGCGTCAGCTTGCCGGTCCAGAAGTCGCGCCAGCTCACCGAGGCCAGCGGGTTCGCCTCGATGCGCCCCTGCTTCACAGCCAAGGCCAGGGCATGCTGTAGCCCCTGCACGGCCTTGTGCACAGTGTGCGGCGAGTGGGTCTGCTGCATCGGCCAGACCAGCTTGTCGTCCACTGCGGCGCGGGTCAGTCGCTTCAGAGGCACGCTGCCCAGGGCGGGCACCACATGCTTGCGCAGCAGGCTGCCCATGGTTCGGCGGTAGCTGGCTGAAACTGAGCGATTCTGCTCAAGGCGGTCAGCCCACCAGGTAAGCACCTGGCCAGTGGTGCGAAGGTTCGTGCTCATGCCGGTACCCCGCTTGCCTGCATGTCGGCCTGAATCAGCGGCACGATGTCGCCGCGCTTCCCGGTGTAGGCGAACGGCGCGGCGCCGCCAGGGCGAGTGATGGTGTAGCGATGATCGGGCAGTCGGCACAGCGCAACGGTGTAGCCGGTGTCGGTCACCCAGCAGCCCGGAATGACCTTGCTGTCACGGTCGCGTTTCTCTCTCCACTTCGGTTGATCAACCACGGCGACCTCCCAGGCGATTGCGAATGTTCTCCAGTGCCGCGCGCCCCACTTCCGGGGTCTGCGGGCCAGCACGCTCCGGCAGGGCCGCCACCGGTGCAGGCGCCAACTCCTCGCCACGGCCCAGCTTCCGGCACTGCTCCAGGTACTTCTCCTCGAAGCGCTTCATGCCCAGCGAACGCTCCAGGCGCTGCAGGGTGTAGTACCCGGCCGCCACGGCGGCGTGGTAGACCGCCGGATGCGACCAGCGCGCATGGCCTGCTTGGGCTGGGTGGGTCTTGCGCATGGCCTCGGCATAGGCCCGCTCCAGCGGCGGCAGGCCGAAGGCCTCGGGCGAGAAGCACCAGCCGATGAACACACCTACGGCCGGCACAAACTCCTTGCGGTGACGGGAAGCCATGCGCAGCCCCATCTGGATCTGGTCCATGGAGCGGATGCCGGAGCGCATGAACTCAGCCAGCCATTCGCGCTTGGCATTGCCGAACTCAGAGTCGGTTGGCCAGGCCTGGCGCCAGGCCGGGAAGATGCCCTTCAGGCGGTCGAACAGTTGGTCGATCACATCGCGGGTCTGCGGATCAATTCGGACGGCCTTGGCCGGAAGGTGGTTCGCAACCGGAGCGAGGCTTCGGGTCTGGTCGAGGTTCGTGGCGAGATCGCCAACGGACTTGGCTTGGCTCACAGGATCACCTCCTCGGCGGCCCAGTCCGCGGCCGGCTCGCCCTGTGGGGCGGCACCAGCGGACCGCGCGGCCTGTTCCTTGGCGCGCTTCACCAGCCGGTGGCACCACCCACCCTGGTTGTCAGCCGTGTTGCGGTTGATCCAGTAGGCGACGAACTCGGACACCGCGGCGTCGGTGATCGCCGTGGCGGACATGCCGGCCATCTTGAGCTGGGTCTTCAGGGACATCTCGTCCGGCTGCCAGTCCTCGTGCATCTCGAAGCGCTGCCGGGCATCCACCGAGGTAGCGTTAGCTACCGAAGGTGAAGATGAAGAAGAAGGAGAAGATGTAGAGCCGTCACCTTGCCGGTGGCGTGGTGCGTGCTTGGGTGCTTCACCCTGCCCTTCACCAAAGCCCCCCTTTGGTGAAGGGTCGGGACCATCACCATTGCCAGCACCAAACCGCGAAGAGGTGCCCCGGTGAGTGCGCACATACTCATCACGCACCATGCGCGGCGAGAACCAGATCGGCCCATCGGCCGCCGCGAGCAGCTCCACCGCGGGCCCAGGTTTGCGGCCACTCATGGGGATGTAAATCAGCGGCTCACACGGCCCCTTCTCGGCGCCGTACAGCACGCCCTTGTCGACGAGTTCCTTCAGTGCTTTCAGTGGGGCGCCGAGGGCCTGGGCGATCTCCTTCAGGGACCAGTGCAGGACGCCATAGTGGTCGCTGTCGTGCATCAGGCCCATCACTTCGAGCCACACGCCCCGGGCCTCCCAGGAGCAGCGGCGGAGCTTGGCGTTATTGCGCCAATCGGCGGGGTAAAACTGGAAGGATGGACGCTTCACTGGGCACCTCCCACGAGGCGCACTAGTTCTGCAAAACGCTCAACGTACCAGTGCGGCTGAGTCTCCCGGGGGTTGCTAGGGCTGGTCAGGTTCTTGCCAAAGGCCAACCCTTTCTCCGTGATGGACCAGAACTCCACTGTTTCCCGCTTGCTGTTCTGGCGGGTCATTCGCTTGAGATAGCCGTGAGCCTTGAGCAGTTGATTGAAGGCAGAAACCTTCAGGGCAATGCCGTGCTCGCGAAGGAGAGCTGTCAGGGCCTTAGTGGGCATCGAACTGCCGTCGGTGGAGTCGCTGGCTGCATCCACCGCATAAGCCGGCAGGAACTCGGTCGACAGTCCGTTAATTCGGGCAATCTTCGCCAGCATCGCGGCTTGACTGGAGGGGGCGGGCTTCAGCAGCCGGCTGTAGCATTCGGCAATGGCCAGCTCACCAGCAAGCTTGTGGGCAACCGGAGCACTGCGAAGGCCGGCTTCCAGCTCATTGAGGCGAGCTAAAACCTTGCGGCGAACGGCCTTGGACTCACGCATGGCGACCAGCTTGCACTGGTCCGCATTCATGCGCAGAGCTTCGGACGCCGGCCCACGCGAATTCCTTACTACGAAAGTTTCGTAGTATTCGCCATCCAGCTCGTCGCGGCAGCGCGCGGCGAAGTCATTGTGGCGAACGTCTTTCTCGCCATATTCAAGGCGGGCATGGTTCACCAGTTCGAGCAACTCGATGCTGCTCATCGTTGGCTGCGCCACGTTTTGAGATACGTGAAAACGTGGCGCGGGATTGATGGTGGTGTCCTGCATGTGCATACTGCCTCCTCCTGTGAAGAAGCCCGGTCCTGAGTCCCCACTCCGCCGGGCTTCGTCCTTTCTGGTCAGTGAGAGCCGACCTTGGCCTTCGCCGTGGCAATGACCACGTCGATCTTGTTCTTCGCCTCTTCCCCTTCACGCTCGATGCGCACCACCTCCATGCGGGTGATCACGCCGTCGCCCATAGCATCAATGGCTGCCTTCGTCACGTCAGCCGCTTCGGAAGCCATGCAGAGCGTTGCCTGGGTCAGGCAGCCGGACGGTTGCACTCGCCGAGGCACTACGTCGTAGCCAAGCTCCCCGGCAATCGCTCGCAGCGTGCGCACGTTGTTGCTGTGCACTAGGATCTGCAGGAACTGCTCGAAGCTCAGTCGGTGGGTGTCGTCGTTCGGGTTGCTGCGGTTCAGCAGGCTGGTGTGGCTCATGCCCATCAGGTGAGCCAGGGTCTTCGGGCCGGCTTCGAGCACGGTGTCGTGGAGCGCGCGGTGAACTTCTTCCATCTCGGGAAACCTCCCCTGTTTTCTCGTGGAGCCCTCGCCGAGGCGCTGGCAATCTGTCATCAACGGATCAGCCGACAGGTAGTCACCATGCGCCAGCCATCCCTCCATCATCTGCAAGGCCAAGTCCTGGCGATGCAGGCCCAACTCAACGCCCTGCTCTACTCGTTGCCTCCAGCAATGCGGCAGGCAGTGGCGGTTCATCTACAGCAGCAGGCCGATCTGGCCCGCGTGGAAATCATCAGCACCGAGTGGGATGGCCCAGTGATGCGGTCTTTCGAGACTCAGCTAGAACGGGTGTCCGCATGAGCCGGTTTGTTCGGGTCGGAACCCCGCTGCTAGGCTGTGAAGCTCTCACCCAACACAGCGAACCAGGAGGTTCCGATGTCTCAAAAAGAGCGCTACCAAGTCCTCAAAGAGCTTCATGCGGCGCAGGGCGATCTGGCCTACTCCCTCGAGCTTTTTGGCGACAAGATCGCGAAGCGCGAGAAGTACAAAAGTGGGTTGGAGGGCATGGAGGCAGTGCACTTCTATCTGGTACACAAGTTCGGCTGGCCGCTTTCCCAGGTGCGAGGCATGAGCTTCGAAGACATGCGATTCGTTCTGCAGGAAGAGATGCATGGTTTCACTCATCCGAAGGACGCGATCTTCCGCTGATCCCAAAGGCTTCAAGCTGCCGCTCAAGGACTGCGAGGCGGCCCTTGAGCAGCAACAGCCGGGATTCACGGCACTGTTTTTTCATACGACGCTGCGACACTCGCACTCTCCTATTCCTGGTCTTCGGGTTTTGTTGGGCCACTCTCCGCACGCTCCTCTCGGAGTTCGTGCACCTCGTCCAGCAGTACCTTCAGTTGGCGCTCGATCAGCTCCAGCTTCTGGTCTTGGTTCAGATCGCTCTGGCTACCGCCAGCTTGCGTCTCACCTCCCTGGCAAGGCTGGGACATGGGGCGCCCTCCTATGCGGCGGTCTTTGGGCTCGCCGTTCCGCGCAAGTACGCCCAATCGACATCAGGGCGCAGTTCCTCACAGGTCACAGCGCCCTTCGACTCTCGCTCGATGTTGATGGACAGGCCTTCGCCAGCACGGCGCTTGGCATAAGCCACCTGCTTGATTTGGCCTGCGGATGTTTGGCATGCGGACGCAAACTCCTCGAGTTGGTCCTTGCTCATGCCCTTGATGAAGTCGCGCAGATGCATAGATGCCCTCCTGTTGCGACAAGATTAGCAATTGCTAATTTGGCCAGCAATAGCAATCAGTAATTTACTGTTTGCTAACCGGAAATCACTATTGGGAAATGGACATTCGAATGCTGCGCGTCGAAGCGCTGAAAGCACTGATTGGCGGGGCCCCCCTGAAGGAATTTGCCGACCGGCATGACCTCGACTCCTCCTATCTATCTCAGATCCTCAACGGCCACCGTAATCTTGGCGAGAAAGCTGCCAAGAACATGGAGGAGAAGATCGGCTGCGCGCCGGGAACGCTTGTCGCTCCCGCGAACATCGACCACTCCGGCGAGCGAGAGCCGGCAGAGCAGAGCAACGTCGCCCCCGCATCCCAGCCCAGCCGCTACTACCGGTACGCAGTAGTAAGCAGCGTGACCGCTGGCGGCTGGGGCGAAGCCGTGCAGCCCTATGAGCCAGGCGCCGAAGATCGCGCAGAACTCACCGACTACAAGGCCAAGGGCCCAGCGTTCTGGCTGGAAGTGGAAGGCGACTCCATGACCTCCCCCACTCCACCCAGCATCCCAGAGGGACACCTGATCCTGGTGGACACCGGCATCGAGGCCCAGCCAGGCCACCTGGTAGTCGCCAAGTTGATAGGCGATGAGAAGGCCACCTTCAAGAAGCTGGTCAGCGATGCCGGCCAGCTCTACCTGAAGCCCCTGAACCCCACCTACCCGCTGATACCTATCAACGGGAACTGCAGGATCATTGGGGTAGTGAAAGAAGCGAAGATGAAGCTGTAACGAACCCACAACGACAAGGAGGTCGCCTTGCGCACCATACCTCTCGCAGTACTCGCGCTATCCGCGGCCTTGGCAGTCACCGGCTGCGCCACGAAGAAAGACTTCTACGCCATGGGAGGCAGCCGTGCAGACGGCACCGTCGACATGGCTTATGACTTCCGTCAGTTCGAAAAGCCGGTGGTTAACGTCGACCAAGCCAAGACCATTGCAAAGTCGAAATGCCGGGTGTGGGGTTACCAGGATGCCGAGATGTTCGGCGGTAAGCGCCAGCAGTGTCACCAGATAGACGGCTGGGGGAACTGTGTCGCGGGACAAGTGACGATCCAGTTCCAGTGCATTGGTAGTGGAGATAGCGGCTCGGCAATCAGTACCTATGCGCCAGCCCCCAACTCGGCTCCAGCAGCCGCGCCTGGCTCCCTGTCCCGGGAGACGTGGAAACAGCAGCAAATTGACCAGCTCAACCGCGAAACTGGCCTGAGCTACGAGGAGTACCAGCGGCGGTATCGGGAGATTGTGGGGCAGTGAGGTAGGTAATGAATGATCAGCAGCTGATCGCGCTGCCCAAGCGCTTCTCCGGGCGCGTGGTGTTCGGTACCAAGGACACCAACACCCTGTTCAAGGTCGCCGGCTTCCGGCCGGAGGATGAGGAGGGCGCGACCATCCCCGGCGTGACGATCGAGATCGTGCTGCGCACGGGCGTGGCTGCAGATCGCTGCAAGTACACCTTCACCCTGTTTCACCTAAGCAATCAGAAGCAGCGGCGCGTCTACCAGCTGGAGGTCGTGCCCCGAGACAAACGCTCGCACAACGGCCCGCCCAGGCTCTACGGCCCGCACGAACACTACGGCGACGATGTGCGGCCTGTACAAAATGACCTCTGCTGCACAGACTACAAGCTCTGGCTGGAATTGTTCTGCAGCCGCATCTGTCTGACCCTGGAAGCTGAGCTGCCAGAGCCGTTTGGTGATGACCATGGAATGTAACTGGCTGATCAATAACCTGGGGTTCGAGTGCCGACCCGTCAAAGGCATCACCCATGGCCCAGTGCTGGAGGTCGACACGCCCTTTTCCTTCTCGGATGGCGAGCCAATCGCCTTTTACGTTAAGGAACACGGCAAGGTCCTGGTGCTGAGCGATAATGGTGACACCCTTGCCCATTTGATGAGCATCGGCCTCTCGTCTTCGGACAAACGCCGGTGGGCTTCCCTGCGTAATCGCCTGGAGCTGCACAGCCTGGCGCTCAGTGACGAGGGCGAGATCCTGGCCAGCGGGCCGAACCAACATGCCTCCGACCTGATCGCCCGCTACTTGTCCGGCTTGATGGCCATCGTGGAGTACGAGCGCGAGGCGCTGGCCACCCCTTCCGACTGGCATGTCCTGATTGATGAGGTAGAGATGCTGCTGCGGCAATGGCGCCCCTCGGAAACGCTGTCGCTGCGTCCGAAGGCGCGCGGCCTATCCCGGCGCGAACACACCTTCGACTTCCAGCTGGGCAACCTCCTGGTGGACGCCATAAGCCCGAACGCCAATGCAACGGGCGGCGTCATGCGCAAAGCCGGCGACATCCTCAGTAGCCCCTACACCAAGGGCCGTGAGCTCATGGTGGTCATCGATGACCGCAAGGACCATGCCGGCGCCCTGATGGAACGCGACATCATCTCGTCGCTGGTGAAATCCATGCTGTTCACCGACCTGGAGAAGCGCGGCGTCAGCCGAAGCCATCACTAATAGGTAACGAGCCCAAGCCCCGCCACCGCGCGGGGCTTTTCGTTTCTAGTCCCTGCCCCTGCCGGCCATCTTCTCTCTCTTTACGTGGCACCATCGTCCAGCGATCATTGCCGCCACATAGTGGCCACCTGCCAACAACAATTAGGGAGCACGATAATGAAGTGGCTTGCAAGGAGCGCCATGCTGATGGCAGCGCTCAGCGTTGGGGGTTGTGCAACAGCTCCGGTTTCGAATGTATCGGCCCCCGCCTGGGTCTCTACCTCAACAGCAAGTAAGCAACAGATTTGGGGGGTCTATGACGGACTCGCCGGCACTGCTTGGTCGGCGCCAAATGCCTACACGGTGTCCTACCGATGGGCGGTGCCTGGCCAAGTCCTGATCGAGGAGTACCGACACCCCACATCAGGCGAACTAGCTGGTAGTAACACCATTATCCCCGGAGCCACCCCGGGAACGCTGGTCCTCATAACCTCCGTTCTCGGGAACATGCAGTGGCAGGGCACGCTGGATGTAAACGGCACCGCCCTCTTCGCTCGTGACGGCATCCTGAAAATGCCGATGCGGCTCAGCCGGACTGAAACCGGTGGCCTGCTCCAGGAACGGATATCGCTAGACGGGACTGTTGTGACAGGCGTCGATTCTTCAACCGAATACCGTGAGTCTTCGCAATCAACAGCATCCGCTGCCGCCGGCTCGGTGGCTACCAGCCTCGTCCCTCCGGTAAATCAAAAGCCACAGCTACCCGAAGGCACGCAGGAACTTCAGCTCGGCAAAAAGGCATTGGTGACCCTGGATGAGAAGAGCCTCAGCGGTTGGGGTGTGCGGTACCACCTGTTCGCATTACCCGCCAAGAAGGGCGAGGAAGTAGTTGTAGTCACAGAATGCAACGAGGTATGTGGCTTTCTGAACGCCGTTAGTAGCGAAGCGCTCATGCTCGGATTTGACGATAAAATCGCCCTACCAAGAGGGTCGGCATATCAGTTCACTTTGCGTAGCGACAATGAAGTCATCGAGGTGGGTGGTCGAGACGATTTGACCTACACGATCTGGGTAGAGAAAGGACCACGCGCAATCCAATTGTGGAGTGATTACCGGGCATCTCAGGAAGCGTACGTGCAGGAAAGAGCTCGGCAAGAGCAAGAAGCCGAGCGGCTGAGCGCGTCCAGCAGTGGTGGAAACGCCCTGATGTTCAACGCTGTTATGACGGGCCTGAGCCAAGGCCTCGCCGAAGGAGCTGCTGACTACCAAGCCTCTCAAGACAATCAGGCGGCCCTGCTCAACAACATCGCGGCGACCGCCCAAGCGGTTCAGGCGCAGCAGGCAGCAACCGCCTATGAAGAGGAAGCCGTTGAGGAAAGCTACGAGACTCCCGCCCCCACTGGCTCTTCCAGCCTAGAAGAGCAGCAGGACGCCACCGTATCTGCGGCACTCGTCCAAGCACGCCGAATGGCTGAGGAGGCCGGCGGCAGCCCGGAAACGTTCGCGCAACTCGACGAGGCTGAGCGCGAAATGGCTCGACGCCAGCAACAACACGCCCTGCGCAAGCAACAGGCCGGCACGAACATAATCTACCCGTCGAAGATACAGCTGAGCACCGCAACGAACAGCATCACGCCGACCGCCAATCCCCCTGAGCCGATAGCCGAGCAAAGCAACATGGCCCAAGGCAAGGTGCGCCTGTGCAATCGCCCTGGCGATGAGGGGCCTGCCCATTGGCCGCTCTGCCCTGAGTATCAAAAGAAACCTGGGCAAACCAAGGGTCAGGTGCCCGGTCATTCAAAAGGTGACCCTAGCGGCTTGGCGTCTACCTCTGGCGGCTCCGGCATGAAGCAGACCGGTGGAGGATTCGGCAGCCAGGAACCAAGTGGCCCCACTTCAGGGAAGTCCTGGAGTGATGAACAGGTAACCGCGTGGTGCATGCAGGATAAGCACAAGAGATTCAAATGTTACGGCCCTATGGGGAGGGCCTGGTCTAGCTATAAATCAATTGAAGCCGCCCTCGCCGCCAACTCTTGCAGTGAGGGGGAAGGTGACACGCCGGAGATGGGAGAGATGAATCTATTCGATTGCGGTCGCAAGCGAAGTGCTACAGACGGCGACGTGCCGGCCAACCGCCCTGCCCCTTGGTGAACGCCAAGTAGCTACGCCTTCCCTGCCCCGCCCAGTGCGGGGCTTTCGTTTCTGGACTCCCCTTCCCTCCTGCCCCGCTACTGGCTAGCATTGCGCCACCACAGCAAGGAGCATCTTCATGGCACGACGCCGCCCCCTCACTTTCCAAGCCTGGGTCCTGGGCCTGATCGGCACCATTCTCGCTGCCCTGGTCGTGTACTACGGCCGCGTGGCAATCATCGAGCAAATGGGCCAGCGGCAGATCGCGCACACCCAAGCAGCGCTCCAGAAGCTGCAAGAGCAGCAGGCCCAACAGGCTGCTACTCGCAACCAGCAGGCTCTCCAGCGCCAGCAACGGCAGACGATGTCCGAGCAGGAGGCGCAGCGCCAGGCCGCCATCCAGTCACAACGGGCTGTCGAGGCCCAGCGCGCCCGCATCGATGAGCAGCGCCAGCACGATGCTGCCTGGGAGAGCTTCTACAAGCCGATGCGCGGCTGCGAAATCTGGCAGAGCGACTCCCACATGGTGGAGTGCCAGAACCACAAGATCCGCGCCAAGCGTGAGTTCGAGGAGAAGTGGGTGGCGGGTGAGATCGCTGCGGAAGGTTGACCCTCGGTCGGATTCCACTCCCAGACGGGGAATGAGAGGCCATAGTTGGAATCCGCCCACCTGAGACGCACCTGCCGGAGGCCGCCATGAACAGACGAGACTTCCCAGGGCATTCCGCCTGGACCGAAACCCGCATCAACGGCGATCACGTACTAGCCTTCGTCGCCATCCAGCCTCACAACAGTGAGGCCGAGCCCCACCTTCACCAGGTCTACGACCGCTCCTATTTCATGCGCCGATCCGAAGCCATCGAGGCAGCCGAAGACGCACTGAAAAAGCTGAAACAGATTGATGAGCGCGGCCGGCCCTGGTTCAGCTCCGCTGAATGCTGACCGCTCTAGTCCGCCTAGTGTACTAACCTTGCACTGCTGCACTCAGGCCAAGGAGGACGCTATGCCGGATAGGGACAACATCCACGCCGCGCTCTTAAGGATCAGCCAAAATCAGGCAGCAATCGGATGTGCCATAGCCGAGCTCGCCAACTGGGCAGAATCATGTGGCCACCCGGAGATTGCCGAACGTGTTCGGTCGCGGCTGGATACGCTGCTGACCAACGCCGACAGCATTTCCCAGTCGATCTCTGACCTGGCCAGACCTGCTGGAAAGCTCAAAACAAAGTGACTACCAAGAGTTCTGGAGGGTGCCATGGCCGTCCCCGACCTTCTTCCCGCGGTGCTCCACCGCATGCACATGAACCAGCTGATGCTCGGCTCGGCCATCGAGGAGTTGGCAATCTGGATCGAGCAACGCGGCTCGACGGAAACCGCCGACCAGGTGCATCAGCACCTCGCCACCCTCCAGGCCAACGCCGACTTCATAAGCGAAGGCATCGTGGAGCTCATGGCTGACCCATAGCAGCCTGAGCCACCTTCCACCAGCCCGTCACGCGCGGGCTTTTTTGTGTCCGCCGCGAAACCTGCGCGGTTTCTTTACACGTAGACTTTTCGCCATCTTGAGCGGGGTTAATCCTACAAATACTGTATGCATATACAGCACAAGGAGGAACCCCCATGGAAGCGCATTCCCTTGCCCACCGCCACGTCGACAGCTATGCCCGCCTGGTGCGGCGCATTCACTCCGTCGTTCACTCGCGCCTAGCCCAGGCTGAGCACCAAGCCGTCATCCGCCGCGAACCGGACGAAGCCCAGGAGGACTGGGATCGGCTGATAGACGAGATCCGAGGCGCCGAGATGGTCCGGATCACCCCCCGCCCCGATGGCAGTCTACATCTCGCCTGGTTCGTCAGCCTCGACACCTGAGCCCCTCCTTCAGCCCGCCTCCGAGCGGGCTTTTCTTTGCCTGCGAAAAACAAAATTAGCATTTGCTATTGACCAAACAAATTAGCGTTTGCTAATTTTATTTCAACGCCGACGCACACCGGCAGGGCAGAGATGCCTGGGGCAACCCAAACGCTCTTTAACAAACCAGCGAACAACGAACACACCGCTGCCATGCACCGGCGACCGGCGTTCGATCCAGAGGCCAACTGAGGGGCTGACGGGGAGACGAGGCCATACCGAACCGTGCGAATGACCCGGAGGCAGCAGCGGCAAAGCGTGATCAGCCAGTCGCCGATCACGAGCAATGCATCACTGATGCGCCTTGGCGACAGGGCGCATTGGGATGCACACCAACCGAGGAATCGAAGATGAACAGCAAGCAGCGCCGCCAGGCCCGGCGAGCAATGCCGAAACCCGGCGAGCGAATCACCTGGAAATGCATCTCCGGAAGCATCAAGACAGCCGTAGTCATCGGCCCCTGTGGGGAGTGCCGCGTGCATGTCCGTATGGAAAGCGGCGCGACCATGAACCCGCTGGTTTCACGCCTGATCCGATGATCCGCACTTCCCCGAACCGACACGGGGCGCCACCGCGCAACGCATGACGCCGCGCGCGGCAACGAGAGGGCTGGCCACCCGGGCACAACGGCTCCATCCCCCGCCAGGGCGGATTGGAGAGTGATCGGTTGATCGCCGAAGCAAACAGCGGGGTGGCCACCTCCACGCGCATAGCGGTGGATTGCCCGGCCAGCCGATCACTCCCCGATGCTCCCTGGCATCGCTTGCTTGTCACCTTGCCCGTGCACTGCGGGCCTTTTGCCGGGCTCGCCCGGCACCTATTCCCTCCCTGCTGGCCAAGGCCGGCTTTCTCAGCACGAGGTGCACACCATGGAAATCACCCAGGGCGTGATCGACGCCCATGCCCAGCTGGTCGAGATGAATGCCAAGACCAAGGCCGCCATCGCCGCCTTCTACCTGCGCCGCCGGCAACGCTCGGTAAGCGCTCCCCTGCCCCGGCTGGTCCAGGTTGTACCCAAGGGCCGCAACTTCTTCCACTTGAAGGACGCCTACTCCGGCAAGGTGATTGGCTTCCGCGTAGGTCACCCGCAGGCCTGCGCTGCTGCGCGCGACCTGGAACGCGGAGCGGCCTGATCATGATCAGCCACGAACTCAGCGCGGTTGAGGCGAACAGCCGCACCAGTGCCATGCTGGCCGCGCAGATTGAGCAGTTCCTCGCCGGCGGCGGACGCATCCATGACCTGGGAGAGGTGCAGACAGCGCCCATGCCCCTGCGCCGCGAGGTTGAACCGGCGCCGCGCGCATCCAAGAAAGCGAGGAACATCCCGCCGAAGGAGTACCTGGACCGGGAAGGCCGGCGTGAAGCGAAGCGCGCGGAACTGGCGCCGCAGGTGCGCGTACTGGCCGAGACGTTGAACATCTCCCAGATCGCCGCGCGGCTCGGCGTGAGCCGTCGGATGCTCGACACCATCGGGCGAGAGTTCAAGATCACCTTCAAGCCAGCCCCGACCGGCGCACAGCTCGCCGCGATGGCCCGCGACAAGGTCTTCGCTGAACGCCTGGGCGCCTTCCTGAAGATTGGTCTCACCCGCCGCCAGGCCCTGCTGCGCTCCGAGCTGGACTATCGAGTGTTCAACCGGGTGTGCAAGACCTACGGCCTGCAATTCCCCGAGTCGGTGGAGGGCGCCTGATGGCCATGACCCAGCAGGACCGATCCGCCAAGTCCGCGGCGAAGCGGAAGGAGTTCGATGAAAAGGAACTCCGACACCGCGTCCGCCCGGGTATCCACCAGAAGCTTGCGGACCTGATGGACTGGCACGGAATCACTGAGCAGTCGGAAGCGATTCAGCTGCTGATCATTAACGCCCACGCCCAGGGTCCGGAAGGTTCCGCGACGGCGCTCGCCCTTCCGCGCCACGAAATCACCATCAGCAAAAACGTGGCGCGGCAGCTTCAGGCTCACGGAATCAGGCAGGTGGCGCGCGAGGACAAAGAGGAACGGGAGCGCGAATGGCTCGACTGACTCCCTCACCCAAGCAGGAAGAAACCCTGCAGCACATCCGACAGTTCATCCAGGAGAAAGGCTACTCGCCAACAGACACCGTTTTCATTCAGCGGGCGCTGAGCATGCAAAGAATTTAGATAGCTGCTTCGCTGCTCTCATCCATCTGACCAAAATGTAGCGTACTTAAGATTGGACCATTTTCCTAACTGCCTCCAACACTTCACGCCTCGAAGACGAATCTTTTATCTTCTCGATTATGCTCCTCGTCTTTCTCAAGACATTCTCCTGAGATCTGTCCAGCAACAGCCATTTGTCAGATAGCGCATGCCAACCGACCTGACCGACATCATCACCAAGAATCTCATCAATAAACATATCGGCAGACTGAATGTAGGTCATTTCAACATCTCCATCTTGCACCACAGCCTCAGATGTGACGATCTTAATAGCTGAGCAAATTGGCTTGAACTTGAAATGCACAGAAACTCCTAGGGGCCAACGATTCGCCCCTAATGAACTGCTCAAACCGTGAACAACCGAATACATAAGACTCAAATTTTCGTCATCAAGGTAAACCGATGAGTCACACCACTCATAAGGTATCGGACCGTCCTCATGAAGGAGAAAAGATACAGGCCGATAAATCGTTGACTCATCGATCGGCCCCGGACCAACAGCGTAGCCATCCGTAGCAAAGGAAATTATGATCGGTGAGCAACCCCAGTGAGTATGAGGAGCATAAATAGCCAGTCCATTCGCATCTTCTGAACAGCAACATAACTCGTGTATCTTTTCCCTGATCGCTACGATTCCTGCTATGTTACTGCCACTTCGACTTGGAATCTCTCCAAAGCAATTGCAAATACTCTGGATAGCGGAGTCGGCAGATGATGAGATCCACCCCTCAGCCAAGAGCGATTTGTAGCACTTTTCTAGAGCCTTGATCTCTGCACCAGATATAGCATCAACCCCCACTCGGATTAAACGATCAGCATCAGCTAACTTCATGATGAACTTTCTTACAGATATGTATATAGACCCCTTCCTGCTCCTCTTCTAGCGCCTTCAGAACCTCAGTCAACTTATTTTCAGAAAGCGAACACAGCAATTCAGCAATCTCTTTTGCTGACATTTCTTTCATGTCTTTCTTCGTCATCCGAGTCTCTCCGCAATATTTTAAGGAAACAACGCTAAAGCTAGTACAGGAGCATTGCGCTTACCACCTAGCCGGCTGTCGAACTCACCTAGAAGTATCCAAGTCACTTAATCACCTGTCCGTCCCCCATCCCACCCGCCAGCCGCACCAGCGGCACGGCATCGCTCGACCTGGAGAAAGCCATGTCCCTACCCGTGAAGGCCTGCTCTGACGATGAGTTGGAGGGGTATGCAGCAATTCACCCTGAAGCCGCCGAGGAGCTTGCACGCCGAATCGTTGCCGGCCAGGGCTCCCGCGAGGTCGAACTGGATGAGGTGCGCCAGCAGCTCCGCGATGCCGAAGAGCACGAGGAGGAGCTTGAGCGCGACCTGGAAAAACAGAGCAACACGGTGGAGGACGCCATCAACAAGCTGCGCGCTCTGATGGATGACTTCAGCGTGAGCGAAGACCTAGAGGACGAAATCAACAGGGTGGCGAACCGCCTGGAGGGCAGTCTATGAGCACCTTCGCCGTATTCGGCATGACGCGGGACCAGGCCCTGGCCGATGCCCGTAAGAACGTGAAGACCACCCGACGCACTCCCCAGGGTGAAGTGGCCATTCCACTGAGTGAGTGGGTTCAGCTCTGCGAGAAACGCGCCGACGAGATCATGGCCGGCACCAAGGTAAAGCAGCTTGGTCCGCTCTTCGATGCCCCCCAGTACGCCGAAGAGTTCATTGCCCTGGCGCGCCGCACGCTGACGTGCCGTCACCTGCATATACGGTGCAAGGTCGTACTGACCGATGCCTCGGGCAAGCCGCTGACGAACAAGAAAATCGGCGCGCCGAAAATTGGGTGGCGGGATTACGAGAATCAAAACGCAAGGAGCGCGGCATGACAGCAGCGGAGCACTTCCCTATCCACCCTCTGCCGCTTTCTCTCCCGCTGGAGTGGGAGCTGTACGTCGACCTGTTTGCTGGCATCGGCGGCGCCAGCGATGGCGGTGCCAGTGTCTACCGCCACCCGGACATCGCGATCAACCACAACCCCACGGCGATCGCGATTCACCGC